GCATGAACGTTTTTGTTTTCCTTAAACGGATACATCATTGCAAAGTTGGCACACGTTTCTGGTAGAGCAGCAAAGTTAGGACACACTACCAAATTCTTTGCAGACATAGCTTCGATCACGGATAAGCAGCTTGTCTCAGGCCAGATGCATGGATATGCATAGATATGTGACCGTGTTAATGCATCTCTAACTTCTTCATTAGCTACAGCACCGTGATATGTGATCTTTGGATGGTTCCTACAACGATCAAAAAGCATTTGATAAGGTTCATCTCGTTCCTGCCATCCATATATGCTGAAAGATGAATACACATCCAAATGAATGTTATCATGCATCTTGCATAGCTCTTCAAACACAGGAACAAGGATTTCTAAGCCACGATGAGGGGTTGTATGGTAGATCAATCTGACCGTACCATTATATTCTTTCTTATCGATAGGAATAGGATCGATTGCATTCTTGATCACCGTACAATCAGCATAAGGAACGCCACTAATCAAGTTGTACAACTGCATCTGCCAATCAGACACACAAACGATCTTACTAAATCGTTGTCGACTTTCTGCGTCTGTCAAATGTGCTGATTCTGGGTCTTGAGGTAGATCGTGCAGCCAAAGAATCTTTTTCTTGTCTGGATCTAACTCTCTAACTCTTGATGCAATGATTTGAAATCTATCACGGAGCTCTTCTGGAAGAGATTCGTGCAAGCGCGCTTGCATCAGCTCCGTGCCACCACGAGCATTCTTATTCAATTCGTTCACTTCAACCATAATAAAATCACCTATTAATTATTTTTTACGTATCAAAAACTCTGGAAGTTTGAGTTCGACTTTTTCATCCTGTATGTTCATTAGTATCTTGGCGACAAAAGAAAGCACGCTCCAGGATACAAATCCAATGAAAGATGCAGCTGCCAATACATTATCAGTAGTAGTAGACAACTGCATCCATTCTAATAGAGGAGCACAACCAAGTATCGCAGTCGTTGTGCTAAGCCCAGATCTCACAGCGGCATCCCAAACATTTGTTGGTCTATAAAATACCATGAAAGCAGTCCCGCCAATTAAGCCACCCAGGCCTGCGATTGCTTTGGCCATAAGAGGCATTGTGAAATCTTCGGACATATTCGATCCTTATATTATTAAATATATCTTTTATTTATATATTTCAATAATAGAGTCATAGCGAAAAGAACGCCATCCGTCATTCTCTACATCCCATACAGTTATCGTATCTTCTGATACTTTGCGCGTTTTTTCTGACTTCTTTTCATACTCTTTTACGATTCCTTCGAGAAGAGTGCATTTCATCAGGCGTTCTGATCCGTCTATCTTCTTAAACTTCACATTAACGATGTCTGTATTAAGCATATTTTTTATGTTTGATTTAGATAGAGTGTCCGTAATCATTTTTTGTTTCCTCCACATATCTTGTTAATTCTTCATAACCACCTAGTTTTTTGCCGTCAACTTCTATCAGAGGCACAGTCTTTGTGCCGGGATACATCTCTAATAGCTCTGTAATGCCGATACCTTCGCCGACGATGATATATTCATACTGCATACCGTACATGTTAAGCAACTCTCTTGCTTTGACACACCAATTGCAGTTATGTTTCCCGTATACTCTTATCATCACAAATTATTCTTTTCTTTTTCAATACGCTTCCAAGGACCAAACGCCATAGAATGGTTACCTTCTACCTTGATAAAACGCTTATTAGTCTCATTCTTATTTGGATTGACAATCGTTACAACTGTACGCTTTCCTCTTGCCCAGTGCTTTAGCTTATTGAGCACCTTCTCAACTTCTGGCACGTTTCTGCTGACTGCCTTTAGCAGCTGCCTCGATACGCTATCTTGCGTACCTTTTGATGTGACTTTGCTTCGTGTTTTCTTCTTACCCATCTTCTATTCCTCCATAACCAAATCTTTAACTTTACGTTGATGTATAGTGTTACAACAGATACATTTCAGATATACCGTACTATCAATATTATTTTTAAGATTGGGTACATAATCAATCAGTATCATAGACCTATCGCCAGCGCCGCATGATGGACAATCTCCGATCACTACTGGGAGATTGCCATCTGCAGCTACTGTGATGGGGTTACTTTTTTCCATTTTTCTTTGGTTTTTTGACCAAGGTCTTTTCTGTGCCGCCTATGTCACGAGAATATATAGTCTTTCCGCCATCTGGACTCTCAAAGATCTTCGGTTTCCTTTTAGGTTTGACCTCATCAGATTTCATGTTATCAATGAACTTATCGATGCTTTTGTCTAATTGTTCTTTGACTTGTGTCACAGAGTCAGTGATCTGATCGCTTACTTTATCTTCAATCTTATTGAATTCGCCGATAAAGATCTTCTTAAACCATTTCCACATTTTCGTTCTCCATTGTTATGCCATACTTACAGATAAAATAGCTGTCGATTATATCAGAGGAAGGATTCCACTGCTTTTCAGTCATATTGAATTTTTCTTTGATATTATAATTTGTCTCTTTTAAAAATACTTCTTGTAATGCTTCTTTATTAGCATTCCCTTTTCCTGTAGCAAACTTCTTTATCACAGTAGGAGGAACAACATTATATTGATGATTGCGTTTCCATAAGTAATGCTTCAAGAGGCCCGCGTTCTCGCCTATATTGAATACTCTACCTGTAGAACCCATAGAATAACCTTCAATGTATATGATATCGGTTTCTTGTAGCTTTGTCAATACCCAATTGGTGATGTTGTAATATCTTTCTTCTTCACAGGAATAATCTAGATGAAGGTCGCCTTGTATATTATCAATATCTAAATTATATTTCTTGATATTTGTTAAGAAAAATATTCTGCAATCATAATAGTTATTAGTGCTCCAATCAGAAATGCATATACAAGGACTGCTAAGACTATAATCAATTCCTACGACCCTCATTCCTCTTCTTCATAATCATAGTTGAAATCTTCTTCTTCAGTTTCTTCTAGATCGTCATCATTATATGATTCTGTGTATTCTTCATAGACATTATCAAATACGCTATCGATTCCAAGCTCAACACTTCTTATATCAGATGTGCTAGCAACGTCGAGCAAGTTATTATAGATCTCAGATCTCATGGAATCATCTTTGATCGTTTCTGCAATGATATTAATGAACGCATTGATATCCATCGTCGTCTCCTATGCTTTGTATATCTGGTTATTTATATTATTTTTTTGAGTCTTTTTTAACTTTAAGATCTTTCATTATCGCGGATCTCATCTCATCGCTGTATGAAGACCAATCTTGAATCTGCTCCATAGTCCTGCCACAGACGGTACAATAATCTGTGACAGGATCCAGCTTACATATCTTCTGACAAGGTGACTTAGAGGTCAACGATCTCACACCCGTCAGCAGCACACGCAAGGGTCTGAGAGCCCTTAGTATTATCTTCCTTCTCATATTCTGCCAGTTTGGCCCAATCGATTGTCCGGGGCATGGTGGCATCCAATGCTTCATACTCATCTTTTGAGCAATCCTGATAGGGCGCCTGGCGATAGGTATGATCAGAATGCGGCAAGAACGAGACACCGGACATCTCATCAAAGTATTCGTATACAAACGAACCCACTGCCATCCATTCATCTTCCTTGACTGTGATTGTGACAGATGGCTTGTGCTCACACCAATGGCGCTGATATATCATCCACATCTCCAGCTGTTCTACTGCTGTCATCTCTGTGCGAGTGACTGCACCATCAGGCGCCTTGACAGGGAAAGAGAACACTGTAGTCGCATCTGGCTTCATGACACACGGCTCATTAGGAAAACCTGATTCCTTGAGAAGCATCGTCAATGGATCTTTGTTGTCGCCACGTACTGTACGGATGTAATAATCATTATGGCGAGCATGGATGCCAGAAGCAGAATCGACCAACTGTGATACAGTACCTGACGGCTTGACACAAGTAACAGCGGTCGATTGAGGAATGCCTAGAGCTACCGCAAATTCTTTATTTGCTGCAACTGCTATATCACGGAGAGACTCTAACATATGTTTTAGATCGATGTTTTTGTCTTTACCATTTGTTAACGTATTATCCATGATGCCTGTCATGCTGACGCCTAGCAAACGTTCTTCTTCTGTGTTGTTTGTCCATACTTTACGGAGATACGGGAACTTAGTGAGAGTCGACTGTAGGGTGCCGAGACGAGCAGCAAGACGTACTTTACGCTGAAGATCAACAACACTGTCTGTGCCACGGACGACGACTTCTGTCAAGTTACAGAACTGATTAGGACGAAGGATGATCTCAGAACAAGGATTGGTCCCAAATTCGTGTTCTGGATCACGACGACCGAACTTCTTCGCTTGGTTCTGTGATGCTACACGAGAGAAGATACCACGCTCACCTGACTTAGAATCATATAGAGACAACCATTCACGCATGAATGTACCCATCTCTGGCTTCTCTGTATATGCAGCAGAATTGTTAGAGAGAGCACGCTGTGGGTTTGTCTCCCACCACGAACCGTTCTTAGCAGTCCTCATGCGCTCATCTGTCAAGTTAGATAGCGAGATCATCGCTGACCTACGGACACCGCCCACGACGACTACTTCGCCGATCTTACACATGATATCATGACACTCGAGAGAGTTTAACTTACGACCGGTCGCGCCACGGAACATACGGACAGTGAACTTGAATAAGTCATCTAAAGGACCCGGACCTGACGAGCGACCGCCGAACGTCTTTAGGCGAGCACCTGCAGGACGAAGGAGTGATAGGTCCCACTTAGGAACTTCTCCAGAATAAAGAAGAGCGATCAACTGACGGAAACCCTTAGCCCAACCTTCTTTAGAATCTTTTACGATGATAGTCGTATCGCTATCGAACATCTTAGCAGGAATCTCTGGGAGGTTATTGACATACTGACGTTCTACAGAGAACCCTACACCTGTGCCATTCATGAGGATGAGCATCGTCTCATCGAATGACTTAGGATCATCTACAGCGACATACGAGCAGTTGTAAGCACATGTGTTATCACGTTCTAGGGAAGGTCCTGCAGTCATCAAAGCGCGCATCGAGGGCATGATCTCGAGATTGAGGATCGCTTCTTCTAGTTCTTTACGTTCTGCTTTAGGCAATGAATAATTATGGTTTTCAGACAGATGCTTAGCCATGAAATCAAAATAACGAGATACGGTCTCAGACCAATTCTCACGGCGACCTTCTTTATCTAAGAATTTAGAATACCTGCTCTTATAGATGAATTCTTGGTATAGCGTTGGTAGGAAATTGCTCATGTCATGCCTCTTTCTTTTTCAATAAAAATGTTCCGTCTTCGTTGTCAATCCATTCCAGATCGTCATTGACACTCCATCCTAGATCTGCTAGAGTTTTTAGCATCTCTTCAGGAAGCGGAATGTAGTATTCACCTTCACGTTCATCAAATTCAATCCGAACTATACACGTCTTCATACTTTGCTCCAAATCTGTAACCGCATCTTGGCGGATAGGCCTTCATATGTGTTGTGATCTATGATGTGCTGTACTGCTGGTCCGCTCAATCCTGCTAGCACCATGTCATTGATGTCTTTCTGTTCGATATCATCTGGCCAGATACAGACCTTATAGTTCATATCGATTGCCTTGGATATCTTATTGATTATCTCTCTGCTACGGGGTTCGTTGTCATATACGATAACGATATTATTACGATCACCTAGGTTTGTCAAGTTAATATCAGATCCTGCCATAGCAACACAGTTAGTCAAGAACAAGCTATCGATAGGACCTTCTACTAAATATATCTTTTTACTGTCATCAATAGAATCAAGACCAAAGATCTTGTCCTTGGTCTCATCTAACATTATGGTAACATATCTTAAGGTTGATTTGGGTGATATCGATCTACCGGTAAACCCGAATACATATCCGTTTCTATCGATGAAAGGGAATACGATTCTTGGTTCATCAAATTTTAGCGCCTTCTCATTGAACTTATCTGGAACGAAAGAATTTACCCATGTTAAGTATATATGTGAATAGAATATTCGGTAATGCGTGTTTGACGGGATATTCCGATCAGAAATATATTTTTTTGCCGCATGCTCGGGTTTTAATTGGGATATCTTTTTCAGTTCTTTGAATGGTTCGAAATGGTCGATGCGCCTGCTAGAGAATTTCTCGATCTCAGGGACAAACTTCACGGGTTCGACAGCACCCGTCTCCTTCATCACTTCAAGGCGATATTCAGTATATAGAGAAGGATTGTATGTCTTGATGAACTTAGAGAGGGAGGTGCTGTATCCGCAGTTGAAGCACTTTACGTTGATACGACCTGAATGCTCATAGAAATGCCCACGGGTCTTAAACTTGCTAGACTGAGAATCCCCGCAGACATTACATCTGAACTTGGCATTATAAGGTTTAGTATTGATTACTTTAAACTGTTCAAGCTGCGTACCTACAAGGGATGCAAACTTCTGATCTAACCATAATGTATTCATTTTCTTTAATCACTCTATTTCAAATCTACAGAGTAATTATAACATAGTTGTACGGTTTGTCAAGTATTATTAACCGCCATCGACAGATTTAACATGATCCCACTGTACCTCTGCATCCGGATGAGGATTGTCTGACTTACTATATATTGAATGACCAAGGATCATGCCACGATTGGTGATAGCCACACGCATCTTGTGCCTATTGCGAGAGTTAGTTAATATCACGTTTCGTGTTCTTCCTGGTCCACCATCGTTTTTATCTAATTTTGCATAAACTTTAGGATACGAAGGAGAATCGACATATGTCCTAAATGAAGGATGCCTATGCAAAGATTTCAACTGAGACCTATTCAATCCGATCTGATGGATCTGTTTAGGCTCATCGGCGTCTTCATTGATGAATTCTAAGAAACTTTTCATTTTTATTCCGCCGGTTTAAAATATATCCAAGACTTATAGTATGGCTCATTAGTAAGATGTACATTTTGTGCTTCTGAACCAAAAAACTCTTCTACTGCTGCATCAACACCGAAGTAATGAGTTATCTCATGTGGATTAGGTAGAAAATCATGACCTGAAATAGCTCCACCTTTTTTAAGTTTAGGATACCAATGATTTAAATCTTCTAATACAGCTTTTTTACTATGATCTGCATCTATATAAATCCAATCAAAATACTCATCTTCAAATTGTACAGACCAATCCTTAGAAAACCCCTTACATATTTTTACATCAGGATCATTTCCAAAATTACGAACTATATCTTCGTAACCTTTTTCTACACCCCCAGGATCAATTCCACTAATATAACCATCATTCGAATGTGTTTCCCATAAGTCTACTAGATATAATTTAGAATTCTTTAGGTTTCCGTAATATGTTTGAGTATAATCACCTTTAAGAACTCCTACCTCAACTGCTACTATAGTTTCTTTTTTAATTTTATCTTTTATAAAAGAAACAATTCCATCACGAGAAAAATTTAAATCTATCATTTTTTTACTTTTTTATCTTTATAAAATTGGTGAATGTTTTCATTTTTGTTCTGCTATTGTCTTTTCTGCATCGTCATAGAACTGTTTTATCGAATCCAACGAACGCTTGCAAGTGATATTGTTGTTCTGAAGTTTCAATATGAGCGAACCGACTTCCTGATCTGTCAGTGTCTCATCTTTCGGAAACTTAGTCACAGTAGGACATTTGTATAGATCGTCAGGTGCCTTGACGATCTTATACTCAGGGGCGATCAGTGCGACTTGTGTGTGCTGACATGCTGCTAATAGCAATAATAAAGGTATGACACCTAGCCACTTCATATCATTTATCCATGGCTAAACGAGAAGCTCTCTTAGCGAGCGCAGCTGAGATCTCAGCAAGAGGTTTGATTTTTTGTTGTTTTTTACCTAAAAGAGATTTCATAGTATTAACATGATCTCTATCTTTTTGCTTTTCAACTTCTGGTAGATCAGAATAGGGGACGTGTAGATG